GCTATGGATAATCCAGATCTCAACCCTGATTTTATATTTTTACGTCCAGCACATAATTTCAGAAGTACCGAAATAAATGCGATTATTGGTTTATCACAATTGCCAAAGTTAGATATAAAAAATCAACAAAGAATAGACAATTTTAATTACTTTATGTCTGGACTTGACAAAAATAAATTTGTCACTGAAATCAATATTGAAGGCAACTGTAATTATGCTTTCATTGTAATTTCAAGAGATGCAGATTTTAATAAAAGAAATGAAATTGAAAGAAAATTAAGAAATAATGGTATAGAATTTAGAAGAGGACTTTCTGGTGGTGGAAATCAAATGAGACAGCCGTTCTTCAAGTCAACATATACTGATTTTTCTGATTATCCAAATATTGAACATATTCATAACTTTTCTTGGTATATTGGCAACTATCCAGGTCTTGAAAAAGAAAAAATTACTAAACTCCTTGAGGTTTTAAATGGCTAGATCTGATTGTCTTTCTGGTGTGACAATATTAACTAAAGATTCATTTATTGATGATCGTGGAGAATTATTTACCATTTGGAAAGACACAGACACTCCATTTATGAATTTCAATCATGATAAGGTGGCTACTTCAAATAAAAATGTATTGAGAGGTTTGCACACTGATAAATCGTGGAAATTGATTACTTGTTTGTATGGAAAAATACAATTAGTTGTTGTAAATTTTGATAAAGAAAGTTCTGAGTATTTATCCTGGACTGATTATATTTTAGATGCTGACAGTAAAGAAAAATTAAGCATATTAGTTCCACCAGGTTTTTTGAACGGTCATTTAGTCCTGAGTGATAAAGCTGTGTTCCATTACAAATGGAGTTATCAAGGTGATTATCCCGATGTGAAGGATCAAACTTCCCTAAAATGGTCTGATCCAAAAATTGGTATAATTTGGTTAATAGATAACCCAATTTTATCTGAAAGAGATAAAAATACACAATTATTATGAAAGAACTATACAAACATATCAATATACTTGTAATTGGAGACTCATGTATTGATGTTTTTAGGTATGGACAGGTGCCAAGGATAGCTCCAGAAGGTCCAGCTCCTGTTTTTAATCCCATCGAAACCAAATCAAATGGTGGAATGGCTTTAAACGTTCAAGCAAATATTGAAGCAATAGGTGCTAAAGTAACTCTTATCACTCAAAATGAAAATATTGTTAAAACAAGATATGTTGATGAACGAACCAATAGTTTGCTCTTGAGAGTTGATGAAGAACAACAAGTATTCAGTATAGATTTAGAAATTGTCAAAGCAATCAAAGATAATTACTACAACGGTGAATATTATGATGCAATAATTATAAGTGATTATTGCAAAGGTTTTCTTTCAGAAAATCATATTTCAGAAATATCTAAGCAAAATAATAATGTTTTCCTTGATACCAAAAAAATATTAGGGGATTGGTGCACTTATTGCGATTTTATTAAAATAAATCATGTTGAATTTGACAGAACCAAGCACACTATAGATAATCTAAATATCAATAATAAATTGATAATCACTCATTCAGATAAAGGATGCGAATATAAGTCTAAGATGTTTCCTGTAGAAAGAGTCAATTGCAAAGATATGTCAGGTGCTGGAGATACTTTTATTTCTGGGTTAGTGTGCGAATTTGCTAAAAGCAAAAGTATTGAGGAAGCAATTAAATTTGCTCAAAAATGTGCTACTAAAGTAGTCCAAAAAAGGGGAGTTTGCACAATATGATTGATATTGATAAATTGATTCGTGAAAAATTAGATCTGCAAGATACTTCTGATGTGGAAGTTTACAGAACTATTGAAAGCAAAAATGAATATCATCCTAAAATTAAGGATATTGTCAACGAATACATAGAACAAATTGAACCTTGCCACGATGTGGAAATCGAAAAATCTTTAAAAGAAAATGGATATGTTGTTATTGAAAATTTCTTTAGTAAAGAACAAGTTGATGAAATTGTCAAATTAACAGAAAATTTGCCAGGTTATAATTTTCATATTCCAAACAGAGCATTCAATCAAGAAACTAAAATTTTTTCTGATGATTCTGACTGGGCAATCACAGCTTACAAAATGGATCATATGCTGAAGAATGAATTAATCTTAAAAACTATTACAGATGCAAAGTTAGTTTCATTGGCTCAATCTTATTTAGGATGTTTGCCAACAATACATTCGGTGAATTTATGGTGGAGTAAATTTACAGGCGAAGTTTTTCATACACAAAAAATCCACAGAGATATTGACGATTATAAGTTTTTAGCATTTTTCATTTATCTATCTGATGTGGATGAAAATAATGGACCTCATGTCTTTTATCCAAAAACACAAAATGGCTCAAATGATTTAAGTGAAAAGAAAGTTATTACTGGGAAAGCTGGAACAGCAATTATTGCTGATACATATGCTTGGCATCATGGATCTCCACTTAATGAAGGGAAAAGATTGATGATTTGGACCAGATATGGTCTTTTTAAAAACAATAACTTTTATCGTGATAATAATTCAATATTTGAACAAGATGAAGAAGTTTTCTTCAGCAAAATTGAAGATAATTCAACTAATAGGTATATTTTAAGGGCATTTACAAAATGAATATGAAAGAATATTATGCAATGTACTTAACTTTGCATCAAAATAAAGTTTGCAGAAGATTGCATGTTTTAGGTCAGATAGCAACAATTGTATGGATTTTTTGTTGTGTAAAGTATCAATTTTATTGGTTCTTATTGCTTTCTCCATTTATAGTTTATCCATTTGCTTGGTCTGGACATTATTTTTTCGAGAAAAATCAACCTGCTGCATTCAAGGATCCTATTAAAGCAAAAATTAGTGATTGGATTATGCTTTTTGATATCTTACGAGGCAAGATTTCTTTTTAATGAGTTACAATCTTTTTATATGGACAAATCAGTCTAATGGCGATACATTGGGCATCATTTCGGTACTAGAGCTTTTATTTAAGACATATCCTGATGTTAAAGTTAGATTTGCCTGTTACGAAGATCAGATGTACTTAGTCAAGCACTTACCAATGGAATTTTTTCCAATAAAAGGCAATTATAGAAATATTCCCGAAAGAGTAAATTTTTTCAAGAAAATAGATCCTTTGTTTTATGAAGGGTACACAACTATACACCTATGGGGAGGGTTGTATAGTTACCCACACACCTGGATAAATCAAGTTAAAACATTTAATAATCAATGTAAAGAAAAAAATATTGAATTGCTTCTAGATGAATCAACTTGTGCTTTTGTAGAACTACCACATATTGATGTAGATGTGAAAAATAATGCAGTGTATGTAGAAAATGGGCCAACAGTTAGTGGTCATAGCTACTACAATTTTGACATATATAAGTTGTCTTTAATGTTTCCAAAGACTAATTTTTATTTGACCGATCCAGTAAATTTTTCAGCAAACAATATTATTGATTGTAGTAAAAAAAATCTTATTGAATTAGCCAATATAAGTAAAAAATGTCAACTTATTTTAGGTAAAGGCAGTGGACCTTTTATGTGTGCTTATAATGAAACTAATAAAGATAAAGGAATGTATTTATTAGGATTTTGGCATAACTACTCTCAATGGAATGATTTATTGAATGTAATATTGTTGAACAACGAAGAAGAAATGATAAATTTGATAAGGCCTATAAATAGACAAAAATAAAAAGCTTTGAAGTAAATTCAAAGCTTTTTATTTCAGATATCAAAAAAACTATCTAAAACTTCACCTATATATGAAATCTGTTCCTCTGTAATAACTGGAGATGTGCCCAAAAAGAAAGTATCAGTAGTTATTTTTTTAGCAATTGGAAAATCATTTAAATCCATATCTCCAACCAAATGACTATAAGCTGGTTGCATTAAAATATTACCAGCAAAATATGGCCTGGTTTGAATTTTGCGAGATTCAAAGTATTGACATATATCACTTCTTTTGAAAGGCGCATTATCTTTTAGGGTTATTGGAAAAGCAAACCAGTTTACATCTGCGTTCTTTTGAGCTACTGGTAGAACAAAATATTCTTCATACTTTGCAAATACTTCGGTTAGTAATTTATGATTTCTTTGACGTATTTTTTTAATTTCACTAAGTTTTTCAATTTGGGCTAGTAACATACTAGCTTGAACTTCAATTGGTTTAAGATTGTAACCAATTTCTTCATAAACATATTTATGATCAAAAACTTCTCCTGGCATACTAGGAAGCCATTCAGAAAATCTTTGATTACAAGCTCCGCATTCAGTAATATTTTGCTTACCTATACAGAAACATCCACGACCCCAATCTCTAATTGAACGAATGACTTTTTCTAAGTTTTCATCATTGCAAACAACTAATCCACCTTCTCCACAAGTAATATGATGAGCAGGATAAAAAGAACAAGAAGCCATAGTGCCAAAACTACCCAAAGGATTACCGTTGAATAATGACCCCAAAGCATCACAACAATCCTCCAGCAATATCAATCCATAATGATCAATAATATCTAACAATCTGTGCATATCAGGAGGGTTTCCTAATACGTGGGCAAATGTTATAATTTTTATTTCTGGATCGGCTTGCAATGTAGCTTCAACATCATCAAGATTTAAATTTAATCCATCTAGTGAAATATCTACAAATACTGGCTTAAAACCACATTGAAAAATTGGATTTATAGTGGTAGGAAAACCAGCTATAGGTGTCAGGACTTTTGTTCCTTCGGGTAAATTCAAATATCTTTTTGACTTTAGTGCTGACATCATCAGAAGATTTGAACTACTACCAGAATTAGTAAGTAAAGCGTGATTCTTGCCAAATAAAGAAGCTAATTTCTTTTCAGCTTTATATGCTTCGGAGCCTAAAACTAACCAGCCATCTAATAAAGTAGAGACAGATCTAGTAATTTCTGTGTGATCAAAATAAGGACCAGCGTAATGAACATGATCTTTACCTGGTCTCCATTTTTTCTTTGGCTCAGATTTAACATATTCTTCAACTAATTTTAAAAGGTCTTCCTTAGTCATATTGTAATTATACCAAATAAAAAAGGAGCTTTGCAGCTCCTTTTTTTAGTTTAAAGGCAAATCATCTATTTCAAAAATTAATGGATATTTTGCTTCTACGTGGCATCCAATAACTTCACCACAATGATAAAATTTATATTCAAAACTGTCTTCCCACATAAACCCAATTTCTGTAAAATGACCCTGTGGGCGATCAATTCTTGAATCGCTTATATATTCCCAATAACTACCCTTTTCAAATCCACGGAATACATTGTCCTTCAGTGAATAAATCCACTTGTGATGAAAGAAACCACGATATCCCTTTATTCCATACCATTGCTCAAATCTCAAATACTCTGCGTACTTTGATGGCACAGAAACAAAACCTCTCTTAGAAATTTTTTGCAACATATCACAAACCAAAGATGGATTTGAAATGTCTTCAAGGGTATGAGTACAAATGGCATAATCAAATTTGCCATTTTCAGCAACATAATCTAAAACTTGTTGCCAATTATCTCTTTGAGTAATATCAAAATCAAAGAAAGTTCGGTCTGGATGAGTTCGAACAAATTCATCCTTGCTACCTGGATCAACAAATATATCTACAACGTGAGTAGTGTGTTTGCACCAGGAATTGATTCCACCCCCCACATCAATTACAGTAAGATTAGGCTTGCTTTCTTTAAGTTCTTCGATATAGAGGTCAACAAAAGTTCTTGGCTTTGTAAAATTTCTAATAGATTTATGTGTTATCATAAAAATATTATACCTTTAAAAAATAAAGACCCCTTCCGAAGAAGGAGTCTTTATTTATGACTAGTTTAGAATTAGCTAACGGTAATTCTTGAAACTGCGTAGTCATTGATGAGAGCAAAACCGAGCTCTTCGTAAACAACCCATCCGAGTCTAAGTCTCTTTGGATCGTCTGCTGGGAGGACAGTGATGTCTTGGCGAACTGGCATTGCACCAACGAATTGGGCAGGTGCGAGAACGTAAACGCTGTTCTTAGGAACCATTGTGGAAACGTGGATGTCAGCGGAATAGATGTGTCCGTAGAGACCAGTCATAAGGATGTCTCTTTGAGTTGCCTCATCGAAGAATTCCTTACCCCAGTTTCTGATATCCTTGTAGCGTTGTGGGTGAAGAACAACCTTAGCACCGATCAACTCGTGCTCTTCAATGAGGGTCAACGCAAGGTTGACGTTCTCTGGTTGGAGAGTACCGGAAACGGAAATTGCTTGGTCAGTTGGAACACCAGCGTTGATAACCTTGAAGACTTCTGTATCTTCTTGGCGTTGGAGGGAGTCCTTAGCACGGACTTGAGCTCTATCGACAATATAAAATCTTCTTTGTCTGATTTCATTAAGTCTGATTTGTGGGTGTGCAGCTAATTCAACTGTAGGAACGAGAAGCTCTTCAGCCTCAACCTCTGCAGTAGGAACAGCACCACGCTTAGGAATGACGTATGACTTTACAGCAACGTCTCTTTCGTAGCGAGCAAGAGCGCCTTGTGGGAGCTCATCAACCATCAAAAGCTTGCGTCCGATGGCTTGGTACATGAGGGAAGTCTTGATTGGCTCAACCATTGCTTGTGCAAGAGCTGTGCGTCCCTCTGGAGTCTCGAGAGCCATTGCAATAATGGATTCTCTTTGCTCATTTGTGTTTCTCTTAATCATTGACATTTGAATAATTCTCCTTAATTTCCTAAGCTACAGATTATGCACCACCAGCTAATTGGGTGAAGTAAAGCAAACCAGCAGCTGAATCATAGCTATCAACTCTACCAACGATAAGACCGTCAGTACCAGGAGTGCCAAGCTTGACTAACTTACCAGCATTTCCAGCAGCAGCAGCAATGGTCATAAGATCGCCAGGAGCTGGGGACCATGCAGAACCACCGTCAGTACCAGCTGCATTTGATGCGCCAGTGAGGTAGAATCTATCAGTGATAAATTGTGCGCCTGGGCTGTTGAAAACGCCTACGCCTCTTCTTGGACCTTCATATCCTGAAGAACCTGCAGTTGGGTTGGTAACACCATTGACGTTCTCAGCTAAGAAGTCGCCAATAGCTCTCTTTGAAACAACGTAAAAACCGTTGTTGTTAGATACGAGAGCGCCGTTTGAATCGGTGTATGAAGAACCAACTGGATCAGCGAGGATCATTGTGTTGCCAGTTCTTGCTGTATCATCAGCTGAAAAACCTACGAATCTACCAAGTTGTTGAGCGATTGTTGTAAAACCTGTAGCTGCTCTGTATCCAGCAGAAACTGTTCCATCGGTAACGCTGATCATAAGAGCGTCACCAGCGAGGAATGAAGCAGAAGCAGCTGTATTGTAGTTAGCAACTACGAGTGTGTTTAATGCACGAATAGCCATTGTTTATTTCTCCTAATTATTTGTTGAGGAAATTAGTCCTCGATGTTTGGCATTGTCCAGGTGCCTTTCAATGCACCTTGGATGTCAAGAGCTGCACTATTGTTGGATAAACCACCACTTAATGCAGGAGATGTAGATACGCCTAATGTTGAAGCGGTTCTAGTACTCATTCTTTCAGCTGCAGCAGCTGCAACTCTTTCGGTTGAAGACTGTGCGGACTTAAGTAAGAGTTTGGTTTGTCTGATCATTGAGTCAGACTTAAGACCATCATTGATCATTTGCTCAGCATATGAATCAACTTCTTCAGAAGTAATAATTCCAGCTAATGCTAATTTTGTTGCACAGCTGTAAGAAGTCTTAACTCTTGCAAGATCAACTGCAGATGCTTTGAGTTGATTTACAGCATTATAAGCATCACTCAATTCACCTTGGGTGGTATTGATTTTCTCTTGAGTCTTAACATGTTGTCTTGTGTCAACATTTTGTGCTTCAACTTCTTTATCCTTGGATTCAGCATTTGTTGGGCAATCCTTGTTTGCACACTTGGTGTTAGGATCTTCCATAGCTGCTTCTGACATTCTCATTGAAGTGCCGCAAGCGGTACATTCAACTTCATGATCATCCTTGGATGCTGCAACAGTTTTTGTGGTCTTATGTGGCATTGAAGGCATTTGGGTTGGGATTTGTGGATGTTCAGCATCTTCGAGTCCTTCAGAAGGATTCTCTAATTCGTTCCAATCAACTGTGTACTCTAATGAGCCATCTCCGGAACCTTCAAACTTACTAGGCTTTGTGACTGAAGGAAATTCCAATGAACCAGGATTCATTGTAGGAACTTTTTGTTCAGCCCAAGTTGGATTTTGTTCCTTAAGTGAGTTACCCTCACTGTTTTCCATTGTCATGCTTGGATAATCAACTTCACCAGTCATGTCAACCAATTCTTCGTTATACTTAAATGAGGCTGACGCTGGATAAGTCTCTTCTTCTGAAGCAATCTTCATGAGAATTTCTTCTCTTTCAGCTCTTCTTAAGAGAGCTTCTCTCTGTGCTTTGCGCTCAGCCAATGCTTGTTTAGTCATTGATCTAACCTCGTTGCTTTTTTTCATAAATTGTGTTTCATTGTCTTCGTCATCATCTGACTCATCTTCTGAATCCATATCATCTTCATCATCATTAAAATGGGTGATATCTTCATCATCATCTTCGTCAGAATCATCATCTCCGCCAAGAAGATTATCTAGCGCCTCTTGCACAGCTTGTTGTGCTTGGTCAACCATATCAGCGGGAACTTCAATCTCAAAAGTGGCGACATCATCACTATCTTCTACTTCGTCTTCGTCTTCCATATCTTCATCAGACATGTCATCGTCATTTACATCTTCTGAATCTTCATCACTCTCAAAGTGATGAAATTCCATATCATCTTCATCATCGTCAGATTCATCGTTTGCGAAGTCAACAGTCTCTTTGCCATGATCAAGGTCTAAATTTGAAACATCAAGACCAGCTTGTCTTGCAATGTTAGGGAGATACTTTGCTCTGATTGCTTTTGCGACAACGACAGCTTCATTTGCATCCAAAGATGCTGTCTTTTCCATGTCGGAAGCACAGTTCATAAGATCTTCCTTATCAGTTGCATTAATTTCAGCTAATCTCATTGCTGCAAATCTTTCCTGATTGGCTTTATTCGAATTTCTATTCATTTTTATGCTGCTTCCCTTAATAAAAATAAAATCTTTTATCAAAGAATCTATAAATTAGTTATTTATAAACTTTTTTTTAACTTCTAGATAAGTTGTTTTTACACCTTTTTTAAAGAAAATAGTGAGGGAATTATTCCCTCACTATTTTTATATACTAATCGATCCAAGTAATGGATACATCAAGCTTTGATGGATCTTTTTTGGATGCTTGTACAGTGGTTCTAGAATAATTTCCGCACTTGTAGCAGAATGTATTATTCTTGACCTTGTGTGCTTCTCTGTCGCCACATGATGGGCAAACCATACCGACAGGAAGCATTGATTCTGCAGTTCTATCAAATGATGGTAATGCAGTCTTCAAATAAACATCTGAATCAACAGTGGCTGATAATCTAACCATTGTTCTGATTTCAGAAGCTACAGGTCCCATTCCTGGGGCAGCTGGTGCAGGAGCTGGTAATTCAGCTGGAGCTGTTGCAGCACCTAAGCCTGTATCAGGACCAAGGCCCATTGGTTCTTCTTCAGGTGAAGATTTGCCCTTTTCACCCATTGAAACTAATTCAATTTGTTGAAGAATTTTATATGTTGTTCCGCAGCTTTGACAATCAGCACTTGATTCAGAAATATTTACATCATCAGATCCGCAGACTGGACAAACTGAACCCCAAGGCTTCTTTTCACCTGGCTCAGTAACCGCATCCATATCTGCTGATTCATTCATATCAGCTCCACCAGTCAGTGATGAAATTCCTAAATCACCACCAGCAGGAGCGCCAGCACCCAAACCTGGATCAACTGGACCAGCAGCTGGACCTTGAGGAGCAGGAGCACCCATACCAGGCATAGCTTGTGCGTATTTAGCCAAAATATCATCTCTTCTGGACTTTCTAGCTATTCTTGCACCCTCTGTCATTACAACAGGCATTTCTGCACTATCTTCAGCATTCATTTCAGCAGATTCTTCATCAGTTTTGAAAGTTTTTGAAGAAGATGTTGAAACTGTTGCTGTTACATCACCATTTTCAGAAACAATCAAGTCTGTAAATGAGAATGTGCCTGGGTCAACTTGGAATCCGTGTCCTTGAAGAACTTCAATTGCTTTTTGCTTGAATGATTCATCAAAATTGCTATCGCTTGGTTGTACACCGTCTAAATCTTCTGCTCTGCACATAAATCTAATACAGTCAGATTTGCTTTGAGTAACTGTAATACCAGCTGTTCTTTCGGAAGCAACAACTGCCTTAGCAACTAATTTTTCAGCAACTTCAAATTCCTCGCAAAGTCTCTTCGCAGCTTTTGCAATTCTTCTTGTGCTGATACCAAAGTTTGTTGAATAATCTGCTAACCAACCAACAACATTGTCAGAAATATTCTTGGTGGATGCAGTCTTGACACCCCAGAATTCTCTTCTTGCTCTAGCTCTCAATCTACCATCAGTTGCGGTAGCAGTCTTTGCTCTATCAATAGCAGCCATCAATTGCTTTTCTGGCATAGCATCAACAGAATCAACTACTTCATCAGGAGTTGTTCCAGTTTCTTTTGAGGACATTGCCATAGCTGAAATTGCAGACTTAAGATCATCTTTAGAAATGAGGTCAGCATCAGCATCTACAGCAGACATAAGAGCAGACTTAAGCTCTTCATTTTTTGAAGGAGCAGTGTCAACATCTAAACCTTCATCAGGAACATTTGCTTGACCCATAAGAAGTTCAGCGATTCTAGAAACGCCTTCTTTAGTCATTTCGCCTTCTTCAACTGCAACTGAAAGAGCATCAGCAAGATCCTTAGCAGTAATGTCAGAAGTAACAGCAGCACCTAATTGCTTGATAACAGCAGAAACTGAATTTTCTGGTTCAGCACTTCCACCAAAGAAATCTGCTTTCTCTGACTTGTCTGCTTCCATATCGGTACCAGCAGCAGCAGTTCCAATCATTTCTGGAAGCATTGGTTCTTCAGCTAATGTTTGAGCAACTCTAAGGATAGTTTTTGGAGTTTCAAGTGAAGAAATAACAGCCTTGCCTAAAGCATTAATTGTAGCTGCCATAATTTCATGAGCAGTTGCAGAACCTTCTGCACGATGGTTTGATAATTGTTTTTCTAAAACTTCAGTAGGAACACCATGAGTAACTTCATCAACAAGTTCAGTTAAGGATTTGAGTACTTCTTCATCCTTGACTCTTCTGCCATAAAGCCCAGCATCTCCAAGAAGAATTTCACGAACTGCATCTTGGCTTGCACCAGTTTGTTTAGGTGCTAATTGCTTCTCACGAACTTCATTCACAACACCAGTATTTTTACTTCTTACGCCATCTTGTAAATCACCATATGATTCACCGCTTCTAACTTCATCAAGTTGTCTTTCTCTATCATCAAGTCTTTCTTTGACATCAAGTAAAGCAGTCTTGACAAAGTGTGAATAATCCTTGAGCAATTCAGCAGCAACTCTTGTCCCTTGTCCATTTTCCATTAAACCAAGTTGGTTTTCATTAAGGATAGGTTCCCAAGCAGTTCTTTTTCCATTTGTGTAACCTGTGATTGAACCATCAGTAGAAAGAACAACTCTATTACCTGCATTATCCTCGACTTTAAAATCGATTGTAACTGCAGCAGCAAGTTTTTTTCTTTGCTCTGATGCAATCTTTGCAAAGTGATCCATTTGATTTCTGCTCCCCGCCACGAAAGGCGTATTTGTTTTTATATTTTTGCTTCTTTCATTAGCAATCCTAATGACATTATCAATACTTTTTTGAACATGAACACTGTTATTTAAATTTTCTTTCAAATTCAAGATGCTTTGTGTCAAGTTCAAAATTTTATTGGAAGATGAACCGTTTTGAGTACTAGCAAAAACTTCTCTTTTACCATCTCTTGAAGCCCATACCAAATTGTGAACGCTAGAGGCTAATGCAACACCACCTCCAACTTGTGCACCTTGATCACCAGAATAAGTAAGATCCATTACTTTCCCGACAGATTCAGTTGGTGCATAATTTGCCAAACCAATATTGGCATTCATTGGAGAAGCTTGTGGTGCTTGCCCCTGTTGCATATTTTGAGGTTGATTTATTTGTTGAGGTCTTTGTCCGGAGCCAACATCAATTCCGTCATCAATCATATCTTGCATAGTTGATTGAAGCTCTGCCATTGACTTGGTGACTTTTCCTACGTGTCCTAAATCAACATTATCTTTTCTGGCAAACATATTCATCACTGCAACTTCCAAGAAGTTCAATGATAAATTGATCAAGTCAAGAATATTTAATCCAGAAGCAGGGTCGATTCCTAAAGCTGTTAAAACTGCTTGAACTGTGGAATTCTGATTTGCTCCGGCTCCAGCTAATAAAGGACCGCCAACAAGAGTACCAGCTTGTTGTGCTAATCTTACTGCGGTTTTTGCTGTGGAATTTGCTACTCTCAAGCAGTTTTCGTATTCTGTTCTTGAAGATGATTCTTGAGGAGATCCTTGTAATGCTAAAACAATATTTGCAGAAAGCTCGTTTGCCTTCTTTTCCAAATTCATTGCAGCATCTAAAACATCATCAACATCATAAATTTCTTGAATTTCGCAAGATTCAAAAGCACCATCGCCTACACAGCTCAATTCAATAAACTTAACACCATAGTTCTTTTCGTATGCTTTTTTGCCAGATTCAGGATAAATTTTTCCTTTATATCTCTTAAGGTGTTCACAATAATCTCTTTCAGTATATGCTTTATTGCCACAAATTGAACAAACACCCCATTCAACACTAGCACCCATTGAAACATCGTGAATAACACCAGTGCGAATGTTTCTTGCAATATCAGGATAAGCCTCTTCATCTACAAAGAAAGTACAATAAACACAATCTTCTTCTTCATCCCATTCAGCATAAACAACCATTCCTTTGGCTTGTTCAATATCGTCATTCTTATGGTTGGTGTAAATTGGCACACCTTCGAATGTTTTATATGAAGGGATTTTTTTACCTTTAATCTCAACTTCTTTTAATAATTCTTCTTTGGAAAACAAGTCGCCATTAGCATTAACTACATCAGCATCAATTGCTCTAGCTCTTACCCATAAAAGTTTTGCGCCTTTACGAGCTTGCATTTCCTTAACGATGTCGAAATCTTTGTATTTTTCTAGGACTTCTTTTGGGTCAGCATAGAGAGATTGAAGACCGATTTTTGCAGCTTCTCTCATATTAGATGAAGCAGTCTTAATAATATAATCTCTAGCTATATTTCGGTCAGTTTCGTTGAGAAAACTATTGATAGTAATAGCTCCTCCTTTTGCAACCTTGTACATATGTTCAATCCTTAAAAAATAAAGTTATCAATAGGATTTGTTCTATTTTTAACATATTAAAACCTGTAAAATTTAAACCCGTCGAAATCGACGGGTTTATTGTACAGTGACAAACTATTCTTCAATTATAAATATTCAGAATTGCCCTCGCCCATACCTGTTCGTTTCTTAATTGCTTTAATCAATACATTTAAACAATCTTGTGGATGATCATTGATTTCCTTGTCAGTAAATCTAACAATAATCCACCCATTTGCAGCTAATTCTGAATCTCTACGTTTATCTTTAGCAATTTTGTCTGGATTGTTGTGCCATATTTCACCATCAGCCTCAATTCCTATTTTAAGATTAGGAATAGCAGCATCTAATTGATAATCCATTGTTGGACCAGCAGAATATTGAGCATACAATGGATATGGCATATTCAAAGACATTGTCAAGCCATATAATTTCTTTTCCAAGCTGGTAAACATTTTTGGTTGTTGGGTAACGTCTATTTTCTTTTTTGCATACTTCATAATAGATTCGTTTTCATTACCAGCAAATTGATAAATTTCTTCCAACGCATAATTATTCAATGGGTGAGAATTATCTCCACCGCAGAGAGGCATTTGTAAAGAGCCAAATAATCCGTCATATTCGCCAGGAAGTGGTCCAAGAGAACCTCTACCTGTAACTGGTGTCAAAGACATCAAAAAGCCTTCGTGAGCAGCAGACTTAATTCTCTTACTAGCAGTTCTCACACCAGAGTTCTTTGCATTTAGTCTTTCATCGTAAATTTCATTAATAATAGAACTAGCTAGTTTATAATTTTTAGTCATAACTGATGCAGTAGGAGCTGGCGCACCACCAGGAGCTGGAGCTGGGGCAGGAGCACCAGGAGCTGGAGCAGCACCTCCAACAGCTAAGTCAGCAGGAGGAGGAGCACCCATACCACCAGATGCGTCAGGCGCACCTGCGCCAAAACCTTGGCCAGTGACTCCGCCACTTTGAAAGCTTAAGGAAATGTTGGGAGTTCCAAAAGATTGATCATTTACGAAGTTTGCACCTTGTTCAAATCTCAATCTTTCAATTTCTTGATCAGAATCTAACCCAAAGGCTTCAATAAGAGAGACATTAGAAATAACACCGTTTTGATTTGCAGTGACAAGCATTTGAAGCTTACCAGTATCATCACGCAATTGAAGATCATCAAATTTGATTTTAGGATAAACTAATTCGTCCTGACCTCTTTCTCCTTCAATTACAAAGCCATTCCATTTAGCAACTGGCATAAAAACATTTTGTTCAATCCAGTGTGCAACTTCTCTCCTGAAAGTCTCTAATCTTTGAGCCATCGCAAGAAGACCAACTTGGGCATTTCCGTAAGTTGGACCCTCACCATTCAAAAGAGCCTTATTGAGCATTACACCATCTAAAATTTCTTGCTCAATTAATTCGAACTCACCAGTAAGAGGATGAATTTTGCCTGTTGCTCCATACCATTCAAGATCAAAGTTATGGTGAGTAACAAGAGTTAAGTTGGGATCATTAGCGATAGATGCTAATTCATCTTGAACGTTATCAATATCTTCTTGTGATGCCGGTCTTGTATCACTACCAATTTTTACAACCTTGATTGGCAAGATAAGACGTTCAGCAATCATATATTGAGCCTGACGTAATTTATCTTTATAGGTTAAAATTGGAAACAATGGTCTGATCATAGAAATTCCATAATCTTCCCAAGGGTTTGATCCATACTTGAAATGATGAATAGAAATCGGATTAAGCTTAATAGGATTTCCTTGAATAATCATTTTCTTGATATTGTCAGGAATGGTATCGTAAATTTCTTTAGGATTTCTTTCGTTTACAATTCTGATTTCTTCTGCAGATGGTCTGTAAGCATAACTACCAGGTTGATCAATCATTCCTGGAGTTTTAATTACAGAATCAGGGTTAAGAATAGAAATTGATTTCCAAGTAGCTCCATCGTGTTCACATTCTTGATTTTTATCATCGTCCCAGTTTGAACCGTGGCAATGTGGGCAGTCTAGAGAAAGTAAAACAAATGAATCACCTAACAAGTGATATGTTTTAGAAATTTCTGGGAGCCATTTTTGAAAATTAAGAGACTCAACTAATTTTTCAAAATAATCTTTAACATAAGAAGAAGAGCATTCCAACTTCCAACCAGAAAAAGGATAGTTGGTGTAAAAATTAACAGCTGCTGCAATTTTTGGCTCATTATTTCGCCACCAGTTAGCCCAAAGGTATACTTCACGGCGAGCATTTGGGATTTGAAAAGATGAGGGAGTTAAGAAAGGCGAATAGAAGTTAGGGGCGGTAGTAACTGTATTTACACTAGCAGTTCTTGTTACGCCTGGACCTAAACCTAAGCCAATTCTACTGCTTGCATAATTTCTATCTACAGTTGTTGAAGTTGTTGGTGCTCCTGATACTTGTGTTGCTGCTGTTCTGATAGCAGAAGCCAATGATGTTCTATTTGCCATAACATATATTATACCGTTCTAAAAATAAAGAACTTAATACCAAGTTTGATTAGAAGGTTTGTTTCCAAAAAGAATAGGATCTTGTTTGCCTTTAGAGGCTTGATAATATCCCTCTCCACTTTTGAAATGCTGGAAACCATTTCCCTTTTCTCTTGAAGCCATACTTTGTGGATCTCTATTATTATTCTGTTGTCTAGATCCTTCTAATTGGTCTTCAATAGTTGTGTTTTCTGGAGCTTCGTGATATGGTGAGTGTCTACGTGCTTCATTAGCTGCTGACTGTGGTGAAACTATGTAATTTCCATTGTCATCCATATTCATTCTGTGAGGACGATCAACTAATAAATCCCAAATTTCTTTTTGTTGTTCTTGATTCATTTGGTAATATTCATCAAGTGATTTTCCCATTTTTTCAAGAATTCCAGCCAACTCATCATATAATCCAGCAGGTTTGCTATCTACGCCCTTAATTTCATCAATTTCAGGCTGTGATGAATTGTTGTCAGAATTTTCACCTGACATATTAACACCACCACCAACTTGGGCTAAAACTTGCTTATACCACATCGTCGTATTCTTCTCTTTTAGATTCCATTACATAATCTAATCCAAGTTCTTCAGCAAATCTTTTAAGATCTTCTTCTGAAAATTGATGACCAAAGCTATCCTCGTCATCTTCACCTAAAAGAGTTTCAATATTTCTGGTAATTTTTGTATTATGTCTTCTGTCTTCTAATTGCTCATCTTTAGCAACATCAACAACATTCTTCTTTCTATTTTCATTGAGAATTTGTTCTTGATTCATTTCTTTTTTAGAAGCAGTGATATTTTTATCTAATTGATGAATAATAGAATCTTTTGGCTCATCTTTGTCTTTGTTCAATTCATCTCTGTAATTGATAGGGTCTTTGCCTTCAACATTTAATTGATCAGCATAAGATTCTTCCATCTCGCCACGATGAGTATAAAGACCATCTGAATCAAGTTGTTCTTCTCTCACTTCATCTGTTACAGATTCTTTATTGTTCAATTTTCTCAAAAGCATCTCAAGGTAATCTACGCCCTTTTGATCTTTTCTTGGTAATTGAGAATCTATAGTTTTAGTTGAATCAGTTTGTGCTTGTTTTGGACGCATAACTGGCTTATCGCCTTGTTGATGGCCATAACTAGATTGTTTGGCATCTGATAACTGTTTTTCCATTGAATCAGAGATATTATGTTTTCCTCTGACTTTGTTTGCGCCACGATCTGAATTATCAAATCTTGCTTCAAATCCAATTTCGCCTTCTGTAAGTTTCTTGGATCTTTCGCCTTCTTTAAGTTCAAGAGCATTAGCTTCATTATCAGGATGCTTATGTACATCCAATCTGGCCATAACTTCATCGTGAGATTGGAAAGCTACTTTGAGCCAATCTTGATATGCACAAGTAACATGACCGCTTTTATCTACTCTTGAGTCAATACAATTTTCACGGCACTTTGAAATTTCCATAGGAACAGCAGACTTATATCCTTGAAATTTACCTTTTGGGCAAAGTAAATAAGGCTCATTTGCTTGAGTTGACAAGGTAGTATATGCAACTCTTCTATTTTCTTTTGGTGTGATTTCTGAATACCAATTGTGTAAATAATTTGAAACCTTGGTGGTTTGTAATTTATTTCCTGATAAAACTACATTTCTAGCACTTTCAAGTTTAGAAATTCTCAAAGAAGATGACGCAAATTTCTTGAGTTTGTCTAAAGTATTGATGGCTTCGATTTGCCAATACCCAGCAGATTGATCTTTTGATTTGTACGCTACTCTTTCCAATTTGGCTGCTTCATTGTTCTTATTTAAGAAGTTTTGCAAAGCCATATAAGCATAACGAAGAGTATTTCTTTCTTCTGCTAATTTGATATTGTTTAATTTATTGAAAGCGTGATGTAAATGGTGATGTGCTTCTTTTTCAGGAAGGGCAACAATTTTTACAATGTGTTCTGGTCCGCCCATATTTTTAAAGGCTGAAATTACTGGATCATCACCGAAATCGTTCATATCTAAAATGTGAAAAGGAGAAGACATTGGCATAGAATCACCATCTCCAAGTCCAGCAATTGTGTCTTGAAGCATACTGAGCAATCCTGTTCCGCCAACTAATGGTTTTTTATCCATAATCTCTTGAATTTTATTAGGATCGTGAGTCTCGTATGTTGCTTTGATTTTATATCCTTTATCCATAATTATTTACCCAATCCTAAATTTGATAATTCTTCTTTGTCAAAACCTCTATCTACAAGAGCTGCTTTGATTTGCTTGAGTTCTTCACTAACGCCTTTCTTGTCAGCAGCATCCTTAAAATCACCTTGCTTAGTAGTTTTGGAATAATCTTGTAAATCCATAAGGAAACAAGCTCTCATAATTAATTCAGCAGTGGATCTCTTTTCAAAATTAGGCTTTGAATCATAATTTAACGCAGCAATTTTGACTGAAGCATTTTTATTACCTTTTTCTTCAGTGTCGTTGATTTTTTCTATTGTCTCTTCGATATCTTTAGTTTTTCTCTCAACTTCTTCTTTCTCTTTGACTAATTTAGGAAGATCAACAACGTCTGCAGTTTTCTCTGACTTTTCAGATTTTTCGTCTTTATCTTTGCCTTGCTCTAACTTTTTGTTATATTCTTTAACTATGTCAATAGCACGTTCTATGGTTTCTTTATTCCAATATTTAAGCTTTGAGATGTATCTAACAATATCGTTCTTTTCGACACCGTGATCAAGCAATTTACCCACTTTACCCATTAAAACACGGAATGGATTGCCTCTAGTTTTCTTTTTCTTTTTGACCTGTGCTGTTTTGGAATTGTTGTACACGTTCTTAGCCTCGGATAAATAAGTTTGTTCAATCTTATTTGCTATGTCAGAATAGCTTGGATCCAATTCTTGAGTAATTGGATCTTTGGTTCTTGTCCTATTGTTATTGGACATAATAAGTGCTTTAGATAGCTTATATAATTGATGTCTTAAATTTTTATCTTGCACTTTATCTGCTATTAGGGTTACTTCATTTGAAAGTTCGCCAAAATTATCATTAGCAGATTTAACCTTGTTCATTAACTGCCTCATTTCATTTTTTGTCACACCCTCAACACTTTCACCATTTAATGGAATATTATTTATTCCATTTGCAGGATTTGAAGCTAAGGGTGGAGCAATTTGAGACAGTTTATTCATTAGTCAATATCGTCAAAGTTGATGTCAATACTATTATAAATTTCATTTACAGTTTTAGCTCTTGATTGAGCTTTATTGTTCATATCACTTTGGATATTTTTCTTGATTGCCATTCTTTCGTTTCTATTCTTCTCTTGATTAGCAATTCTCATTGATTCACGATTGTCCAGAGCAGATGGATCAATCATTCCAAATGTTGAATTGAATTCATTGTCTGAAGATGTTCTCAAGATTGAATGTGCTCTTGATGAAACTACAGAAGACTGTCTTAGATTGTTAATTTGGCTTTCTTCCCAAGCCTTATGACGAGATGCTTTGGCTTCTCTAACTCTTTGATTTTCAATAATTGATTGTTCACTGGTAGAAGCTTGAGAATTCAAAAATTCTTCTGAAATTGCAATCATATCTGGGTTGAAAATAGATGCTGATCTAGAAAGCATAGCGTTCATATATTCGTCAGCTGAAAATGCTTGTAAACCACTTGTAGTTGTTCTAGCATTTTCGCCTTGATCAAATTGTGAACCAGCTCTTCTAATAGCACCAAAATCTTGTGAAAGGATTCTATCTTCAAGTGTGGTATCTCTTAAATCTTGATAAGTTGACGCACCTTGAATCTTTTCCCAAGACTTGTTAATTGTGTTTGCTTCTTTAGTGAAACCAATATTTTGTTTAGAAATTGATTGTCTGTTTGCAGTTGAATTTCTCTTTAGCTCTGCGTAAGGATCTTCTTCAACTTCAACTTGAGCGCCAATAAATCTCTTTTCCAAAAATGATGGAATATTTTCGATTTCTGATACTTTTCTGAATCTGCTCATGTTTATTTTCCTGCTCTTACTTTTATTTCAATCCTCATAAATTCAAGAATGTCCCAGGGCTTTCGCCCTGGGATTATTTTTCTTGAGGAATGTAATTACTTTTTGTCGTACTTCTTGGTGAAGAGTGCGTCAATCCACTCTTGATCGCCATAACCGAGTTCATTCTTCCAGTAATCAATGATTCTGGAATAGTCTGCATCTGTAAGAGTTGCAACTTTGATCATTGAAGAAGCTGCAGCAACCTTGACATTGGTTTCGAGGCCAGAAGCAAGAACATTCTTGATATCAGACAATTTGTCAACTTCAGGAGCAGATGTTTCGCCCAATCTAGCATTTACATACTCAACTGGAAAACCTTCAGCAATAGCCTTAGCAGCAAAAGCTTGTTTCATTTCATTTGTCATTTGACTTGTCTTTAAGAATCCTTCAGGTTGCTTCTTTTCAGCAACAACTTCTTTAGCAACTTGAGCAGCTTCAACATTTTGAACCAATGCTTCTCTATAAGCTCTTCTTTGTGCAAGCTTCACATTGACTTCTTGTTGAGCCTGTACTTGGCGCTCAATCTTGCTAGCTAATCTAACTCTTCTCTCGTGGCGAGCAGCAAGGATAGCATCTTTGAGATCTTCATCACCAGCAGAAACTGCAGCTTCTACTGCTTCAGCTGATAATTGTGATGGGTGGTTGAAGTGGAAAGCTTTCTTTTCAGATTTGGACTTAGGTCCTTTTCTCTTCATAGGGCCTTTGTCAGCCTTTTCATCATCACATTCGCAAGGATCACAATCGCAATCTGGGCACTTTTCTGATTCTTCATCATCAGATTCTGCTTTCTTGCCTTTGCCATTCTCTTCCATCCACTTTTTCAAGCCTTCTGGAAGACCCTTCTTAGCTTCTTTGCTCCAGCCAGCTTTGTGGTCCATTGATGCTTCTGCATCATCATCGCCATCTTGACCTTGCATTTCATCAATCTTTTCATCACCGATAGCATCGATAAGAGCTTTGAGACCCTTGTTCTCTTTTGGCTCTTTTGCTTCAGCTAATCTTTGGTTAAAGTTATCCCAATCGATTCCTTGAAATACCAAGTCAGAATCAAGAGGATCTTCTTGAAATCTGTTTGGGAAAATTCTATCTGCCATAATTAATTTTTCTCCTCAAGAAAAAATACATTAAGAAAATTTCTAAATTTAATGCTCAAATTCCTTTAATGCATCCATTTATGTTTTTTTACTGAAAATTACTTTCTTGCCCTTCAAAAACAATTTATCTCCAACACCGATGCCTAATTTTTTGAACAATCCTTTATTTGCTTCTACAACAAATACAACACTGTTCGAATCTGGAGATACAGATTTAGGGTCATCTGCTTCCATATCCTTAATATCAACAATCTTATAATTTTTATCTAAAAATGCTAAAGAAAGTGGAAAAGAAACATTCTTATTCCAAAATGAATAGCAGTCTGGATAATCAAAAGTAAAAAATGCTACTTCATAATCATCCAAAGGCTCGGCATCCATCAAACCTTTAGTACGTAATTTATCTGTATCTGCTACAAATCTAACATCGAATTCATCACGGAACTCTTTGTTAGTGAGTCAAGAACCAACTTTTCTAAATTTGTTTGATGATGCTTTTACACTTCTAGCTTCTTCAAGATCAAATCTATCTTTTGTTCTTTGCTTTCTAAATTCATTAACATTGTCAATGCTCAAATAATGATCACGTAATGCTAATTTCGCTCTCTCGGTAAGTTCTACAGATCTTCCGTATCCAGTAAGTAAACCTGCAGTTTTAAGTGCTAAAAGATCATTGTCAGAAATTTCTGTTGGAACACCACAAACTTTGCTATCCTTGTGTAAAGCAACATAGCTAGCTGCAGTGACTAAAGCATCTGTATTTGCATCAATTGACTTAAGCATATCTAAGTATTTTTCACTTAACTTAGCAGCTTCAATTTTCTTAGGAGCTTGTGAAACGCCAAGAAGTTGAATTTGAATATCAGAAAGTCCAAGACCTTCCATTGATGGTCCGTCAAATAACTCTGCGTGTAAGTCTAAAGAATGAACTGGTTTAATTGGTATAGGCATAATTTTATTCCTTATCTGTTTGGTATTCTATTTTTCCAAGCATTTCCTTCATCAACATTTTTCTGATATGTTTCTTCCCAGGAAAATTTATCATTTAAATCTTCTCCACTATGAATTGCCATTGACGGACTGGAAGCTGGATTGCCTGGATCAACATATGCTGGTCCTGGAACATTGTCTGGACCGTGTAATTGTCCTTCTATATTTTGACCGTCAGCTTCTCCACCCAAATCTCTATATTCTTTTGGAATTTTTCTGGGGTTAATTTTTTGTCGCCAGAAATCATTCTGTTTAGTTTCTTCTTCAATATCTTCGTAAGGAACTAAAGAAACATTAGGCGATTGAGTTACTGATTGTTGAGGATAATATTGAGCAATTTTTTCAAACAAATTGTCGGCCTTAGAATAATGCCCAGTTTTGTCTAATCTTGAACAAACCTTGATAATTGTTTGAATTGAATTTGCGTCCATAATTTGTTGTTGTTAACTCTCTCTTTATTTACCTTTACAAACTATGACCGCTGATTCCGTAAAAAGCAGAACCATCATAAACTTCTTCAATCCCTTTATCTTCTTTCAAGGATTGATCGTTGTAATCTAAATATGTTGTAAATTTTTTATTTGGATGCATTTGTTGTTCTAAAGGCATAAAAACATTCACATCATTCATTACTTCTGATTTTGGAGCAATATCTTTTGGTGCGTGGACATTTGCTTTTCCATCAGGCTCAGGATAAGTTAAAACAGTGTCTTTGAGTTCGTATTCTTGAAACCCATCGTGATCAGGTGTATTAACTGTCATCAATTTTGTCAAGTAATCATCAAATTCTTCACCGTGAGTTAACACAGGGGTCTTACCTAATGATGGATGAGTAAACTGAGCTTCATCAAAATCATTTCTATTTTCAGGATATTCATCAGTTATCCTATTTCTTCTTCTGACTGCGTAATCTTCAGCTACACGATTAATTGCTTGATCAGAGATAGCAAAATGTAATCTTTCTGGCTTATCAGGATCTTTGTATTCTTCTCTAGGATATTTGTAATCTTTATTATATTTATGACGATCTTCTAAAGCTTGTTCCATAGTCATCATATGTTCAGCTTTAGGTCGATAATGTTCTTTGATGTATGCTGGACTATTTTTTAATAAACTATTAGCAGCGTTCTCTAATGTTTGTTTGTAATTATGAAGTTGAGCTCTAAATTTTGCTCTCATTCTTTCTTCAGGCGTTAATTCATAAGAGATTAAATCTTCATAATTTTTATGTTGAGGAGTTAGTCTCGACTCAATGTTTACATCTCTGTTATCAGGCTCAATGTGAGTTCTTCTTAGCAATTTATCAAAACTAGCATCTTCGTCTACATAGATATTAATCTCGTGACCACCCCTATTAGATCCACCACGACCTATAGGGCTGCCACCAGGCTGAAATGGAGCACCATTCCCTCCACCGCCTACACCACCAAATTGAGCTGTTCTGATATTGTTAGACATAATGATTTGTTCTTATTAATTAAAAAATTTACCTTTATCGTCTATTTAGATTTACCATTTTTGCTCTTGGCAATCTAATCATAATTTTAGATGTAAGACATTCGTAAGCAACAGCAGCTACAGCATCGCAAATGTCATCTTTGTATCCTGAAAGAGCTTCTATGTAATATCTTTTGCCTTTCCATTTCTTTTGTAAGAATAAAAATTGGATTTTAGCTTCTTGAATTTCATTCAGAGTAATCAATTTATTATCTAAATCTCGATATTCTCCGCCAGATAAATCATAAATATCAATACGATCATCACGAACTAGTTGAGATAGTTCAGTGTAAATTTTCTCTTTATATTCTTTATTGAATTGACGCTCTACAATAGGAACTCTTCTTGATTGCAAAGCTATAAGAGAAGATTGTGAATTCCATTGATCAATACTTACTTGTTTGAATTTAAATTTTCTATGTAATTCAATAACATAATCTTCAACATCTTTTTCTTTAACTGGCTGATTTTTTGTTTTAGGATTCCAAAAATGAATATGATCTATCACTACTCTTTTTAATGGTTGAAAATCTGGTCCAATTTGCCCATACATATTTTCGGTATGAGCAACAACAAGGGCATAATAGTCAGATGTACGTGCTGGATCTAGATGGCAGAAATATTCGAAATGTCCTTCTGCTTGTTCTTTTCTTTTTACCATAGACATTGAAGAGAACATTCTGTCAATATCTTCTGAATTGAACATCGGATCAGATGAAGAAGCTCCAAATTCTGCCCCGTATTGCATTTGGAATTCTTGAGGATCTTTTTTCTTTTGCCCATCTAACCATTCTTTGTCGATGTTTGGATTAGTAAGCCAAGTGGGAAGTCTCATAACAAGTGTAGTAGGATCTTCTTGTCTGTTTTCGTGCAAATCATAAAGCAATCCTAATGGTCCTTTAGGGTTGGAAAGAAGCATCATCTTTCCATCTTTACCAAATGTAGCAAGAGATGGCTTTAAATCATCGTACAGAGCATAGTCAACACCAGATTCAGGATTATCTCCCGCCATAGCTGCAACTTCGTCCATAATGATTGTCCAACAAGTTAAACCAACAAGACCTGAAGCATTACTGGAACCACATCGCAATACTAAAGAACCCGCAAAAAGATTGATATTTTGCTCTTTTCTTCTTACATTCTCTTCTCGGTCGTGTTCAGTGTAGAATCGCATTTCAAGCTCTGTATCTTTGCCAATATAAGGTGCAAAAAATGGAGAAGCTAAAACTGTTTGCTTGATTTTAGAGAAGATTGCTTTTTTAGCCTGTTCTTCATTACGAGCAACGTTAAGAATAACAACTTCGTCAAATTCCATCAAACCATATCTTGCTTGAGGATGACCCATAGAAATCAATCTATACAATTCATAAAGAGCCATAGCAGACACAAGGAACGATTTTCCAGAACGTCTGCCAAGCACTAAAACTAATTCTTCAAATTTAAATCTTTTAGTGCATTTTTCTTGAACTTGCATCCTTAATTTTGGATCAAATTCTTCAGAATAAAGTAAATCAAATTCACTTTGAAAACCATCAATAATTGGTCTTGCTTCTAATATTTCTACCTGTCTTTCTGCATCAGGGTTAGTAGCTTCATCTTTTGCATACTTGTATCTTTCATCTCTAACATTGTTGTCAAGACGTTTGCATTGTAAACAAGGAGAATTAACAACATTAAAAATTGTTTTGAATTGTTTACCTTCTGAACGAGCTTTTAAGAAATCATTCTCATTCTTGTGAACATAATTCCAAACACATCCCTTGCAATCTTCTTGATTGTCAGATTCATCTATAACAAGATTGGTATTACCTTCCTGCCCCATATAAAAACATTTTAGAATAAGTTTTTGCCAGGGATAAGGTTTCAGATTACAAAAATAAGGATGCTCAATAAAAGTAATAATATCTACAATTTGATCAGGGTTGAATCTGTCCTTGACTGGCTTTAGTGGAGGAGCAACTTCTGATCTTGTAGCAGGAGCAATTTCATCAACAAAATCATCTGCATATTCAGTACCCTTAAATAATTCTGTTACTGAATTGGCTTGTTGAAGTAGTTGGTTTCTTAGTTCTGTTGGAGATTTAGGAACTTGTGTTTGTTTTCTCATTAATTATCTTGTTGAATTTTTTCTCTCAAGGCAACAATTTCTTCTCTGATAATTCTTTTGTCATTTTCAGAATCCATCTTTTCGTGCAATTTAGCTAGGATTTCAAAAACGTTGATATTATAAATGCCTTGATTGTCTCTTACTTCTTTAAGATGCAAAATTTTAGAAATTAACTTTTCTACCATTGCTGCTCTTTTAAGTTTCATATCATTATTTTTAGAGCAGTCAATACCTCTAACGTCATCAAGTTCTACAAGTAAAGCAGTGAGAGCAAGATGATGTTCACGGAAAATCCAAGGAGCAATAAGTTCTTCTCGTTGTTCGTAATTCTTAAGACCAGAAGTTGAGATTTTCTTAAAATCACAGTGTTGTTCCATATGAGTATTAATCTGCATCCAGTTCATCTGTGCATCAAAATACTGTTGGAAGAATCTAATTACTGATTGATTTTTACGACCAGAATCAAGATATACGTGTTCTACTAAATCTCTGAAAGGCGAAGTACAAATAGCACACCTTGGTTCCAAAAATTGAGGATAAGATATATCACTCATATTGTCAGGAGGAAGAGGCATTAAAGGTTTGTCGCCTTCTTTCAAATCCCTGAACATTTTAGATGGTTTTTTTGGCCCTTCGTCGGGAACAATTAGTGCATCTACAGTTTCTTTTTTTGATTCCATTTCTATAGTTATACAAAACAAACAAGCCGCATAAAAGCGGCTTGTTCAAGAGTTTAGAGTGTTAGTTAGTCTTTGAGAGCTCTTTTCAATCTCTGGTATGGGGAAACTGTATCAGCAGCCTTTACCATAAATTCATCAGCAAGTCCAAAATCAACATAATTACCAGCAATAAATTTGTCGCTTGATGAAGTTGCATTCATTAAATCAACTTCAGCAGATCCCTTCTTCATAGATACAACATATTTATTTTTAGAAGCAGTCTTGATTTGTGCTTCTTGAGATTGTGCTAAAAGAACATTATTCAACAATGTTTCTTCAATAAAAGGCTTCAAAGATGCGTGAAGATGACTCTTGCCAGCATTATTATCTTTAGCAGCCTCTGTAAGTCTTACCCAATAACCTAAGCCCTTTTCATCTGTCTTGACAATAGAATGAGGACCAGTGCAAAGTCTCTTGACAAATTCCTTTGCAGAAAGTTTAGTCAATGATCTTTCAATAATAGGAGCACAGTCAGAATACTTTGTTGGAACGACAGCAACTTCAACAGCAGTGTTTTGTTCAACTTCTTCAGTAGAATCAAACAACTTAGAAGCAACTCTATTAGCAATGTCCAAATCAAAATTATCCGCTGCGAGCAACTCTACAACTTCGGACTTATCGAAACCTTGATTTTTATATTTTTGAGCTTGACTATTAGCTACAACGAGAACGCCATCATTGTGTGAACGTAATTCATTGCGCCAGTTGTAAATCATGTCATTTGTGTTGTTTTCAGACACTTCTCTAATCTCCCTTAGATTTTTTTGATCCCCACCAATAAAAGGACTTAATTAAATAATAAAACCTCCAGACGCACTTATAATGTCTTAGAGGTTTTTGTGGAACATAATTATATAATACGAGAAATCAAAAAATATATTCCATTAATCAAAAAGGAAGTCTTTTCCTAATATATTTTTCATTTGTTCAAGTGCTTTAGATAATCTTTTGGAAAATGCACCTTGAGTGATTCCAAGCTTTTCAGATGCTTCTTTTTGATCTAATTGCTCAAAGAAATATACTTGTATCACTTCTTTGCTTTTGTCATTTAATTTTTCAAAAGCTTGATGAATACAAATTACATTATCAATTTTGTTGAACGGATCATCATATTGTTCAGTAAATTCAACTTCTTCTACTGACTCTTCTTTTGGAAAATATTTATCAGAGATATAACGAAATAAATTTATGTCAATTCTAGTTGATAAAAAATAAGAAAAATAAGAAAGCTTAGGATCGTATTGGTCTATAAGCTTAATAAAAACAAATAAGGTATCACCCAAAATGTCTTCTCTATATGGAGAAAGTCTAGGTTCCTTGTAGATAATTCTTTTTACTGATGAAATAAATAAAGGTTTGTAAAATTCATACAGTTCATATAAAGCCGTTTCATTACCAGCTTTGTACTTATATAGTAATTTATTAATTTCGTCGTAGTTCTGATCGGCCATATAAAAATTATACAGATGCCAGTTTTGAAATTAATATGGGAACAGAATGATTTACAGAACCATTTGTACGTAAAT